AAAGCACTTCTCTCGAAACCTATTTCTACTTTGGCGAAGATGAAAGGTTTGTGCGCCGAGCAAGTTTATGATAAACTAATACCGGAACTTGCCAAAAAAGATATTGGCGAAGTAATGAGATATGCCGAAGTGGGATTGAGGTATGCTACTATCGTTGATAGAAATAGGCTTCGTGATGAAATCGGGATGAAGTTCATAGTTGCAATGGATATGATTTGTAATATAGTGGTTGATGGGCTGGATAATAAGGAACCTTGGATAAAAAGAAAAGCTATGGCAATGCATGGCGAACTTATAGATGAACAAGCGGAGAAACAGAGGTTTGTTGATGTTATAATAACTGAACAAAAATTAGAAATGCTTAAACAAAGTGAGAAAAATCTTTCGCAATTGGAACAAGAAATTTGGGAATTTGAGGAAAAGGCCATCCTTCCAGACGAGCCAACCCAGCAGACGAGAAAAAAGATAGAGTTTTATCCCTTGATGGTGATATAATATGATCGAACAAGCTAATTTATTAACAAAAATATCAGCAGAAATATTAACAGAAAGAAAAAAATATCAAGAAAACAGTTACTTTCTTGCAAAGGACTTGCTTGGTTTTAAAGATTTATCTGTGAATTTTCATTATAAATATATATGTAAGAAGTTAGATGAACCACGGAAAAAACTGATAAGGCTGTGGTTACTCCCACGTGGATTTTTTAAGACGACAATTATAACAATAACTCAAGCTATTAAATTACAAATTAATAATCCATCTATAAGAATTGCCATTATATCTTCTGTTCTTGCTAACGCTGAGGATATGGTTACTGCGATAGGGATTCCTTATCTTCATAATGATAGATTTAGGATGTATTTTCCAGCTTGGTGTCCCAAAAAACCAGGTGCACCAGAAACCACTTGGACAAAAAAAGAAATTCATGTTCCTAATCGTGGTGGTCGTCCAGTTATGGAAGGAACATTTGAAGCGTTTGGTGCAGATTCTACTACAACATCAAGACACTTTGACCATCTTATAATTGATGACTTGGTAACAAGAGAAAACACAACCACCCGTGATCAAATGGATAAGACAAGAGAATTATGGAGATCAATTTTTCCCTTGAGGGACAATCCGCAAACTCCCATTGATTTGGCAGGAACAAGATGGGATGATTATGATATATATGGAGATTTAGAAAAAGATCCAGACATTGAAGTAATCAAATTCCCTGCTTACATTACTAAGGATAATGAGAAAATTTCGATGTGGCCTGAACGTTATCCAATGGAAGAATTGATGAAGATTAAAGCGGGACCAAAAATGGGAACCAGTCTTTTTAGTTGTCTTTATATGCAGGATCCGGTTCCCCAAGAAGATGCTGTTTTTAAAAGAAATTATTTCAAATATTTTAGTTATAATCCTGGTAAGCATTGTGTGGAAAGAGAGGATGGACAAGTAATTCCTATAGGTAACACTTATATGACCCTTGATGGTGCAACAGAGGAAGGTAAAAATGATTACAGTGCAATAGTTGTTGGATTCCAAGATTATAAAGAAAATGTTTACTTGTTGGAATATTTTGCTAAGCAGATTGATCCAGCGATGTTGCTTGATGAAATTAGGGATTGCTTTTTAAAGTGGAAGTGCCTAAAGTATGGAGCACAGAAAGCACTTGTTGAAAAGATGTTAAAATCTTTTCTAAAAAAGAAACAACGTGATGAGAAATTTTATATGTCTTGTGAGGAATTAGGGAAAAACACAAAACTTAATAAAGAATTTGCCATTAAACAGATGCAACCATGGTTCGAGGGAGGATACGTGTGGTTTAATAATAGTATGAAAGATAGCGAACTTGAGGAACAATTGATAAGGTTTCCAAAAGCACGGAACGATGATATTGTCGATGCGATGCAGATGCTTTTTGAAATTCTTAAACCGTCATCAAAAGTAGTTAATATTAAAGATTACGATCGCAACTCTTTACATTTATGGAAAAAAAGATTGCAACGTGTACTTGGTAAGTTTCCGAGTGATGCCGAATACGGAGAAGTCAACGCAAGGACATATTAAAGGGAAATAAATATGGCAAAAACAAATAGGACAGCTTCTCAGTCTGGGAAAAATACTAAATTTGAAAAAGATTTACAAGAAATAACAGTATGGCGGGATCGTATTGAACGTGGGAAAAAACTGCGTGCAGGAAGGATCAAAGAAGCAAAGAAATATATCAATTATTATAAAAGTAATCAATGGGAACAGAATTCTAACTGGAAGGAAAGACCAGTAATTAACTTAATTTTTGCTACCATTAAATCTCAATTGCCATTTTTATATTTCAAGAATCCAAAATGGTATGTTACTCCGAAGTCTGGGCATGAAGAAGAAAAAGAGAAAATTCAGAAAAACGCTAAAACTGCGGAAATTTATTTGAATTATTATGCTAATGAAAATTTGAGGATAACCCTGAAAAGACAGACCAGACTCGCTATTCTTGATGCATTCTTTATTTTTGGTTGTTTAAAAACAGGGTACGTTTCCAATATGATTGTAAATGAAAATTACGGGAAACCTAAAATTCTTGGGTATAATGGTGAAGATGCAATATATGATATAGATGATAAGGGAAACGTTCAAATTGATGAAAGAGAAGAAGTAACATTAAATGAGAAGTTTGTTTCAAGGAGAGTTTCTCCTGCTTTTCTAATTTTTGATACCGAATGTCTTAATTATTTTGATGATGGTAGATATATTATTGAAGAAATCTCAATACCGATTCAGGATATTAAGAATGATAAAAAATATGAAAATACCTCTGATTTAAAACCAACATATATGGTAAAGAGAGGAATGAGCCTTTCAGATCAAGAAATGGGGAAAAGTGAATACAGCGAACTTCAAGAAGATTTAAAAAGAACCACCATATATGAAATATGGGACATTGAACATGATAAACTGAAAGTAATTGCAGAAGGACATGATAAGTGGTTGAGAAATGAAACAACCCCTGCTGGCATAGAAAGCCACCCTTATACCTTTTTGCAATATAACGATATACCAGATGAGATTTATCCTTTGTCGGATATCAGGGTATTGAAATCTCCACAAGATGAATATAATAAATCACGTGCTATGGTTATAACGCATGCGAAAAGGTATGCAAGAAAATATGGATATATTGAGGGGATGATAGATGAAGATGAACTTACAAAAGTTGAGGCTGGCGAAGATGGAACTATGTTCAAAGTTAAAGAAATGCCTCTTAGTAAAGTTATCGAACCATTGCAAGATGCTGCATTAGATACATCGGTTTACACCAACCTTGACCAAGCAAGAGGAGATTTTGATCGTCTTGCTGTTACAAATGAAGCAGACCGTGGAGTTATAGAGAGAAGGAAAACAGCTTATGAAGCATCTAAAATATATGGTTCGTCTGATTTAAGAAAAGAAGATAGACGTGCATTGATAGAAGATTTTATGGCAGAAACTGGAGATAAATTGTTGCAATCAATGCAAGCAAACCTATCTCCACAGGATGCTGTCCCTATTGCTGGGAAAAATCGTGCTTTAGATTGGATGGCAATTGACAAAACTAACCTTGAGGGACAATTTACTGTTAAGGTAGAAATTGGCAGTATGAGTGCAAAGCTTCCTGAGTCAGAAAGACAAGAATTTATAATGTTTATGCAATCGTTGTCTCAATTTCCACCCGATATGATACAAAGAAAAGTTAATATAGATAAATTACTTGAGGCTGTTCCCTTGATGTTTCCTGCTCTTGAGGATATAAATTTGCTGAATACTCCTGAGCAACAGAAGGCGATTGAAGATCAACAAGCGAAAGAACAACAAATAAAAATGATGCTTGAACTTGCTAAGATGCGTGGAGGTAAGTTGCAGTTATCTCCAGAAAAACAACAGGGAGGAAAACAGGAAGGAAAATAAAATGCCACTTTACGAGTATAAGTGTGAAAAGTGTGGATTAACTCATGATAGATATTGTAAGATTAAAGAAAGTGAAAATCAATTTATATGTTCTTTTTGTGGAGATTTTATGAGAAAAGTTATTTCCCCGATGAATGTTCGTAGTTTTAAGCCTCAGTTTGTTGGTGCTACACTTACTGACAAAGACGGGGGAGACGTAAACCAATATGTCAGAAATAAACAAGAATTGACTGATGCAATAAATCGTTACAATGATACTGAGCGGGCGAGTAAAACTGGCAGAGTTGCTATTTTGGAGTAGTGATATGGATGTATGGATGTATGAATGTTGGGATTATGGGAAGCGGATGGAGAATAAATTATGCCGAATGGAATAATAGACATTGAAGATTTTGAGAAGAATAAAGACACAGACTGGAAGCTCAATGTCCTTTTCAAAACGATAGTTTCTTATGCGGAGAAAATTGACAAACGTTTTGAATTAGGGAATATCCGGTTTGCAAAGTTAGAAAAAAGGAGATTGGTTGACAGAGTTTATTCCTTTGCTGGCGGTATAATTGGAGGCGTCCTGGCGACGCTTAGCATAAAGTGGAAGGGATGAAAGGAGGCGATATTATGGG